ACTTGCTGACGATACGAGCCAGTACCGTAAGCGATACATTGACCATTGGCATCTAAGACAACAGGATTGGTATTTAAAACAGTACCAGCAGAGTTTTGATAGGTGTTTTTAAAGGTAGTGGTTGAAGGAATGTAGTAATAGACCTGGCCACTAGCCAAAGGCTTGCCATTGGAATCAATGAACTGCTGTTTACCGTTTGGGAGGATACCGTATGTCATGTTAGATGCTTTCTAAATTTATTCACCTAAGTCCATCAATTTCGGCTTATTAGCATTTTGCCGCATTTCTTGACGAGCCTTCTCAGCTTGTTTCAACAAACTTTTCTCTGTTGCTGCGTTCAACATTTTCTCACCAGTTTTGCGACCCAACACAGCCGCAACAGGAGAGGCTAATGGGCTAAACATATACCCAGCAGCAGCGCCAGCCAATGCCTCACCAGCAGCAGGCAACTTAGATGCCAAGGTTTGAACTCGAGCAGATTGCAAGCCGCCGCCTTCGTAACCGTGAATTCCAGGCATCAAGTAGCCACCACGATTCAACGTGTTAAAAGCTCTTTGTTCGTCCAATGGAAAAGCGTATTTGATTTTATCAGCCCGACCATTGAGTGTTTTATTGACTTCGTTTTGATTCCAAGTTCCAGCGTTTTTAGAACCTGATTGATAAACCTCACGAGCCAAGCTACCAGTTATTTCGTTTTTAGCTTGTTGAGCTGCTGCTTGCAGTTCTTCAGGAACATCCAAAACCCATTTAGGCGCACCAGTAGCTGCGTCCACAGGGCCAAACAATTTTCCAGAAGCGACTTTGTCGGCTGTGTCATAGATATGTCTCCATTGCTCAAAAGGTAATTTGTTTAATTTGCCCATCAATTGATCGGGCGGTGTTGCCATTGAAACCCCATTAGGGTCAATGTCGCCAAACATTGTTTTTATGCCTTTAGAACCAAACAATGTTTTTTCAGCTTGGTGCAAAGCATCAGCCTTTTTAAACAACTCTTGACCGCCAGCAGAAGAAATGTCTTTGTCAATCGCTTGATTGATCTTGCGAATCATAGAAGCGTTATCTGGCGTCCAATCAGCGTTTAAAGCCTTTCTAACAGCGTCCCAAGCGTTGATGGTATTGGCTGCATGGACATTGCCAAACTCGTCTTTAAAGCCTGTTTCCTTGGCTAATTTGATAAGTTGTTGTGCGCTATTCAAAACGCCTTCGTTACCTTTTAGGCCAGCGCCAGCTTTAAATTGAGGGTCGCTAAACAGGTCATCAACGTGAGTTGATTGAATAGGGTTATCCCCAACCTTTTGACGAGCCTCGTCATAAAGTTTTTGTTTTTCAGATTTAAGGAAACCAGTTAAGCCTTCATCGCCAGCAAAGGCGGCATTAACATTCTGACCACGTTCCAAATCAGACAACAAACGAGGGTTAGCGCCTGTGTTTTCAATGCGCTTCTGAGCGTAGTTAGACAAAGCATTTTGCTCATTGGCAATTTGCTCTTTTAACAGTTCACCTTCAGGCGTGTTAAGTTTTGAGGTCGTATGCTCGTTTCTCAAAGCATTTTCGTTTTGAGTAATTACACCAGTGCGAACTTGGCCCGAATCACCCAAAATTTCATTGGCGACTTCAGCATTTTGCAATTGCTCTGCTTGGGGTACATCCTTGGTAATCTTTGACAGTTTGTAGCTTGGGTAAGCCCCCCGAGACATTTCTTCACCAGTAGCGCCTTTGTAGGGATTGGCTTCAACAGCCGCAGCGCCAACACCAACCAAACCATCTTTAGCCGCTTGAGGCTTCAGCAAGCTAGGATTAGGCCCATAGTCCTCAATCTTAGGCAAACGCTCTGCAATCGCTTTGCTAACAGCACTTGTACCAGTTCTAGCAGCGCCAGCCAATTCAGGAGCCAAGAAAGGCAATGCTTGACCAAGATTACGAATATCCTCAACAGGTTGACCAGTTTTTTCGGCAAGCTGCTCAGGCGTAACACCCAACAAATTAAACAACTTGTTAGCGCCTTGCATGGCTGTTTGAACGTAAGGCTCAGTAACACCGCCAAGAGGCTTCTGGTAGGCAGGCTGATTAGTAATTCCAGCCAAGCGACCCAAAGGATTAGACAAAGCCTGAGTAATTTTCAAGCCAGTTTGCTCGGCTTCCTTTGGCCCTTCAATGCCAAAAGCACGTTCTAAGAATTGAGTTCCAGTGCCAACAGCAGGAGTCAATGCGTTAAGCAACGTATCAGCAGCGCCAGCAATTCGTTGAGGAAGCTCTTGACGCTGTTGCATAACCTGCTGACCAACAGAAGGAGCAGGGTTAGCCATACCGCTGAGTTCAATGCGAACTGGTGCGGGTTCTTCTTCGCCAGCCAAGAATTTAGAGAAATCGCTGCCAAGTGGAGCCGCTGGCGCTGTTTCTACATTCTTCAAAACCTTTTCGGTGTAGTTTTTAGGGTCAGCTTTGACAAAGCCGCCATATTGAGCCACAGCCTTTTGAAGGTCGCCGCCATTCTTGCTGTAAAGCTGTTCAAGATAGGTGCGGGCGGCATTACGAGCTTCTTTTTCATCAAAAGGATTAAATTTAATCCCTTGTTTGTGAAGCATTTGCACTGTTTCAGGCAAGAACTGATAAGCGCCCATTGCCTTGGTTTGCTTATTAACTGCCAGATTGTCCTTGCCGCTCTCAGTCTTACGCAAGTTATCTAGCAGTTGGTCAGGAATAGGCGAGCTACTAGCTGGCGTATCTTGCAAGAAATCGGCAAATTCGCTCATTACAAACCACCTGTTTCAACCAGTTTCTCAATAACAGAGTTCTTTTTAACGTAAGGAGCAAGAATTTTCTTCTTATCCTCTGCGCTCATGTTAGAGGTAATTCCTAATAGCTTGTCACGAGCGGCCTTTTTCTCAGCTTCGCTCATGTTGGCATCACCATGAATGGCTCGCATTTCAAACAACTTGCTGTCAGCGTTGTCGCCCCACATTTGTTTAAAAGTATTGATATTGTTGTAACCATACTTTTGAGCAAACTTCTGAGCAGCTTGACCTTGCAAGTCAATGTTAGTCAAATCAGCCTTGGCACGTTTGGCAATGTCAGCCAACACTTCAGGAGGATAGACCGCAGTGCCATTAGCGTGAGCAAGTAAGTTTTGACCTGCAACAGTATCCAATGAGCCGCCTTGAGCAGCCATGTTAGACATTTGGACGTTAGCCAAGTTCTTGGACATTTCCAAATAATCAGGGTCATTTGCCCAATTGTGAACGGCTCGGATGCCTTTGTTAAGCACATCGCTAACAGGATTCTTGCCAGGAACTTGCATAGTGTTGGCCTGCAAAGTTTTGGCTTTGGACAGCACTTCATCCAAATTACGGTTAGCCGTAGCCAAGTCAGCCCTACGAGATGCCAAAGCATTGACGTATTTTTGACCTGTTTCACGGTCTGCTGCTTCTTCAGGCAATTGAGGAGCAATGTCACCAGCCTTGCGAACTGGATATTTAAGAGGCATTGCAGGAGCAGCTTCAGCCGCAGGCATACCAGCACCAGCAGCCGAAGCCGGAGCAGGCGCTTCATTAGCGTTAGCAAACTTAGCAGGTGTAATTGTCTGCGTATAAGGATTAACAAACCCTGGTTGATTGCCGCCAACATTGGATTGATAAGAAGGCGTAATCATTGACAATGCCGTTTGAGCATTGGACAAATGCGTAACTTCTTGTTGAACCCATGCAGGCAAGTCTTTTTCATCTTTGGGCAATGTGCCAAAGTGAGTCAAAGCTAAATTAGGGTCTATGACACCAGTAGCGATAGCTTTTGTAAAGCCATTTTGAATGTCTTGCTTGCTTACTTTGTCGCCTTTTTTGGCCCAATCAGCAACAAAAGGCATCAAGTTATCAGTCATCTTGCGAATCTGATCTAACTTGGCGTTTTGAGTGGTTAATTGACTGCCTTGCGTTTTGTAAAGCTGTTCAGCCATTTGCGGCAAGTTGATAGCTGCATTTGGGTCTTGGCTCAAAGCATGAATGATTGCAGGAATGTTGATGTTTCCTGTTTCATCTGTGTTTGTTTTGAAAGCATTAGAAACAGCTTGATTGGCTGCTAAACCTTGCTGGCCTTGTTGCAAAGCCAATTTAGCCTGCTCAATAGCAAGTTTATTTTTTTGGATGCCAAACATCTGGTCAATGTCCGAGGACAAACCAGCAAAGTTAGGAAGCGTTTGGCTTCGAGGAATGATGGATGCGTCAATAGTCGCCATGTTTATTCCTTAACCCATTGCGGCATAAATTTTCGATGCAGCGCCAGCAGCGCCTAACAAAGAATTGAAAGTATTAGCGCCTTGATTACCTTGAGCAACAGTGCCAGCAGCAGCGGCATTACCCATAGCGCCATAAGCGTTGTAAGCAGCGTTACCCACACCAGCAGCAGCGTTTTGACCCAAGCTCAACAACCCACCAAGCTGATTAGCGTTGGTTTGATAGGTGTTCAAAGCGTTTTGATATTGCTGGTTGTAAGTATTTTGTGCCAAGCCAGTAGCGTAGTTAGCCAGAGCCTTGCCTTGAGCGCCTGAGTTATTCAAACCCATAGCTGACTGCTGATTGTTAACAGCGTTCAAGCCTTGACCTAATGTGAACTGGTATCCAGGCGTGTTTTCCAAATTAGAAGGGTTAAATTGGAAGCCTTGACCAGATACGCCTGTCAATTGACCGTTAGAGCCAAATTGACCCTGATAGCCCAAAGAAGTCAGCAATTGAGGCAAAACAGAAGTACCAATAGCCTGATAAGGGGCTAGGTTTTGCTGCATTTGTTGCAACGCTTGCTGTTGATAAGCAATTTGTTGCTGAGACGCTTGCTGTGCGGCTTTGGCTTGCTGATTCGTGCCAGTTATATCGCCAAGTAAATTACCAATGAAGCTCATAAGCCCCCCATGATTATCATAGATTGCGGCTTACCGTCCCTGAACCATACGTTCGAGAGTTCGCCTTCTTTCACAAAACCACACCGACCAGCCAATTTTAAAGCAGGACGGTTCCATTGTCCAATGGGCGCAATAAATTTCTTGCATCCATTTTGACGCATTTTCTCTAAGCAATTCATCACAAAATCATCCACATCTTTTGCTCCTTTGAGCATACAAACATGAACTTCCCATGTTGTCGGGTATGCCTGCCTAAACATAACAAACCCATAATCATTCACAAAGTAAGTGGCTTGCTCTTGATATTGAAAATCTACTTTGTTGATACCGTCAACGCAAACCCACTTCCAAACCCGATCATCACGCATTACTTTCGTAATGAAATCTCTATCCATTTCAATTCAACAGCAAGATATTGTTAGGCGTGTAATCAGTCACGACCCAATTAGTCCCATTGGAAACCAAAGTGCAACGATCACCCGCAATAGCGTTCAAAATAGCCGTAGCAGCAGACCCGCCAGCAATAGGCACGACATTGGATGATGCCGAAACAACAGTAAACGCTTGGTAGTTTTGGATGTTTAACACCCGACCAGAATAGCTAGAAGCTGTTGGAAGCGTCAAAGTCAAAGTGCCAGCATAATTGTTAATCACCCAAATATCAGTAGCCGCTACCGAATAAGTGGAAGCCGCTACCGTCACAGGAGCCGAAACAGACTGCTTATTGTTAAAGGTGTTCCAATCAGTTGACGTTAAATAACCATTAACACTGGTCGTAGCAGCCGCCATACTGATAGCAGGTGTTGTGCCGCCTGACGATACAACAGGTGCAGTACCAGACACCGAGGTCACATAAGTGCCTGCTGGCTGTTTATTGTTAAACGTATTCCAATCTGTGCTGCTTAGATAGCCGTTGGTGCTGGTTGTTGCCTGCGTAATACCGATAGTCGGTGTCGTGCCGCCAGTAGACGTAATCGGAGCAGATACGCCAATCGAAGTAACAGGAGCAGTCCCGCTAGATGCCGCAGTCAATCGACCTTGAGCGTCAACTGTAAGAGACGCGTAAGTGTAGCTACCAGCACTGACGGTCGTGTTGGCTAGGGCAATGGTTACTGCGCTGGAGCCGTTAAAAGACGTTCCAGATAGTCCAGTACCAATAGTAAGGGCGTTGGTAGTGTTGGCGGTAATCGTTCCACTAGCACCCAAAGCAACAGAAACGCCATTGAACGTAACACTAGAGTTCGTAAGCTGGGAGTTCGAGATGCCACTTAGTGTTCCCCCAAGCGTCAAAGAACCAGAGCTAGTCACCGTCCCTGTCAGGGTAATGCCATTCACCGAACCTGTGCCAGAAACGCTAGTAACCGTCCCGCCTGAACCAGTGGCATTGATTGTAATCGCAGCCGAGCCGTTGTAGGTCGTTCCTGTGCTGAAGCTGACACCAGTTCCAGCGGTCAAGTTAAACAGATTGCCGCCAAGCGCAACGCCTGAGATAGTCGAGTTTGTAAGCTGGCTATTACCAATGCCCGACAATGTGCCGCCAAGGGTCAAGCTGCCTGAAGTTGTGACAGTGCCAGTTAAAGTAATGCCGTTGACAGTGCCAGTGCCGCTAACCGAGGTGACTGTTCCTGTGTAATCAGTTCCCCAAGTAGGCACACCGCCAACCTGACGAATGATCTGCCCATTAGAGCCAGCAGCTAAAAATGTAGTCGTGTTAGTGGCTGATTGATAGGGAATCGAGCCAGTAGCGCCGCCCAACAGATTCGTTGCGTTTGTTGCGTTTGTTACCGCAGTTGACCCAATAGCAGAGACAATCTGCGAGCCAGTAGCAGCATTAATCGCAGTCCCATTACCGTATAAAACGCCAGTAATTGAAGTGGATAGCGTCAAAGCAGGCGTAGTGCCACCGCTTGAAGTGCCAGCAAAGCCATTAGCTGAGGCAACCGAAACAGCAGTGACATAACTTCCCGCAGGCTGCTTGTTATTAAACGTGTTCCAATCGGTTGATGAAAGGTAGCCGTTAGTGGTCGAGGTAGCCTGAGTGATACCAATAGCAGGCGTAGTGCCGCCAGTTGACGTAATAGGTGCAACACCTGTAACAGCCGTGACAGTGCCGCCAGTGCCAGAAGCACTTAACACACCGCCGCTAAACGATACACCCGAGCCAATCGTGACGTTAGAAAAGCCGCCAGCACCATTACCGTAAAGAATAGACGTGCCAGAGGTAGCAGGAGCGTAATCAGTGCCAGACACCGCTGCGCTGATAGCCGTTCCATTGCCTTTTAGGATGCCTGTAACAGTCGTATTCAGCGTTAAAACTGGGTTTAATCCACCAGAAGAAGTACCAGCAAACCCATTGCTAGAAGCAATAGAAATGGTTTGCACGTCAGTAGATGCGAGAGTACCGCCAGTAAATGTGAGGCCAGTGCCAACAGTGACATTAGAGAATCCCCCTGCACTATTGCCATACAAGATTGAAGTGCCTGAAGTGGGCGGCGCATAGTCAACACCAGCAACAGCCGCCAGCAAAGCAGTCCCATTGCCCTTAACCATGCCCGAGACAGTGGTTTTTAGGGTCAAGGTAGCCGCATTATTAGCGACCAATACATCGCCAGCAAAACCATTGTTAGAGCTAATGTTCAAGCTGGTAATAACAACTTGCTGGAGTTGCGTCAGGTTTAAAGCTGGAGTAGCTTGCCCGCCAGTGCGTTGATACACCTGATTCAAAAACATGAACCAAGGCGTACTAATCTGTCCAGCAGGCGTGTTAAATGCCGTTAGGCTTGTCGGTAAGTTTGATGCAAGATTGCTCATTTGTGATTAGGCGCTGCATCAATAAAAGCACCAGACAAAGCAGTCTTAACAGGTGCGCTCCAGAATATCTCAAACACACGGTCACGAGCCATACCCAAACGCCACCAAGAAATCGAGGTCAAATACTGCCCCTCAATCCCCAAGTTTTGCCCGACAGGGTTTCCATAAGACTTGCCCCGATCATCAGACCATTGCAAATAGACCGTCACAGGCTGATTGTTGTCGCCGTTGCCTGATTCCATTTCAGCAATAAACTGCTTGTAGCGAATACGGTCAGAATTATCATCCTCAGAATGGTAAAAGCCCCGCACTCTGCTAATTGGTTGACCGTTGTCTGTGTAGTTGTTTTGGTCAATAGCGTATAGATTGCCGCTTTGCCAATCGCCAACCACTAAAGTGTTGTAAGCAAAACAGAAGCAGTTAGACAAATGGCGGTTCAATTGACCATTTGAATCCAAATACATCCATTCGTTCCACTGACCATTAGACAGGTCATAAACCCAAGTCTTATTGGCAGTCGGGAAGGTCAGCACATAGAAGAAATGCCCATTGATCTGATAGGTGTAGCCAATAGCATCAGATAGCGTAGCGTAGCCTTGCATCTCTTGGTCAATAGCAAACGTGCTGATTTGCACCGCAGCAAAGCCTTGAGAACGGCAGACAAACGCTTGACCTTGAGCAGACTGAGCCAACCAATAACATTCACCGTCCATTTGAGCGATGGAGTTGGTAGCCGCACAGCCGTATTGCATGAACGACCCTGGCATTTCCTGAAATGGGAAATTAGCGTTGCCAGCGTTGTACCAAACTTCAGTCGTTACTTCACCAAATAGATAAATGAACCTACGAGAAACGCCAATACCGACCAGATTGTCGGAATATCCAGACTTGGAAGCGTAGTAAGTAGGGTCAAATGTAGTCGAGTTATCAAGAGAGGAATACCACTGATTAGTGCCAGGACGATTGCAAATGAAATAACCGTCAAGGTAGTTGGCTTGATTAGAGCCATAAAAGGCGCTTGTCGTCCCATCATTAGTGACATTGCTTAAAGTATTGTCAGAAAGTTTGATCTGATATCCAGCAGAAGTACCGTCAACCAGCAAAACATAAGCATCATTGTCAACCATGCTGACTGTGCCAGTTGAACTAGCAATAGTCCCGATTGACGTGCAGACCCATGAGGAGCTAATTTTATAAACAGTGTTAGCGCAAACACCATAAAGCTGCCCATTGGAAGCCTGATACAAGCCCCGCCATTGGACATTTGACACAGACCCAAGCAAAGTTAGGCCAGGGGTTGGGTAATGCGTAAAAGGAAATACCGAACCGTCTGGATTCTTTTCCAAAAACAGGTTGATACACCTTTGAGCACCAGCAATGACGCTCTTTGTCTGGTAAGCGCCAGTTGCTAACGCTACTTTAGCCATTACCCTGCGCTCCCAACATAAAAGTCGCCATAGATGTTGTAAGCCCCTGATTTGCCCCGCAAAGCCGTTGGCATGTGCAACAGAGGAATCTGTGAGTTAACTTCCTCAATGGCCCGCATAGAGGCTTCTGCATACCCTGTCAGCTCAGGCGTAATCGGCAAGCCATACATAACGCAAATCCGGCGAGCCAAGTTCCAATGCAGTGCATCCAAGTATTCAGGAGGCAAGATGATCTGGTCGTTGATTTGCTGGAACTGAGGCAATTGCACCATCACGCTCAGGAAAATCTGATATTGGCTGCTTGGCAAAGGCCAAACGTAAACATTGCCAACAGGGAAACCTGTATCGTAATAGATATATTGAGGAAAAGCGTTTAAGTTCTTGATTGAGATGCGGTCGTAATCCTCTTGCGCCCGCAAAACAGTTAAAGGATAGTCCACAGGCAAGGGAGTGCCTGAGTTCATCCTAAAGTAAGCGAATTCCAGCTTAACAGGTCGAGTAATGTTGAAGTCTTGACCTGGGCCAATCGTGTAAGACAGTTGACCAGTAGCTTGTTTGGAGACTGTAACCAACTCATAAACCATATAACGGCGGCGCTGCCACTGCGCCATCATCATATTAAGTTGGTTAAAACAGTCGTTAATGTCCTGTGCGAGAGGCGTTTGACCAACGCCAATCACGTTAGCCGTTTTCAGTGCTAGGCTGATTATGTCCGAGGGTGTCGTCGGCAGAGGTTGAGTCATTCTTTGGCCTGCCTCTCTTTGGCTTAGTTAGCTCGATTTCTTCTTCCTTAGTGTTTACTACAACCGACTGTCCATCGGTCGTAGTAATCCACTTAGGATACTCAATGAAGGTATATACAGGGACAACGAGCTTGCCCCTGTAATATGTCTCCAGTTTAGACAATGTCAGCAACCACAGCCGACCATTCAGGACGAATAGCAGCGTAGCCGTACAAAATGTCCAAACGAGTAATCAAGGAGTCAGACATAACGTCATAAGCCTCGATCATACGCAAGGAGATACCGTCAAAGTTGGCACGAGCAGCTTGCACCACACCAGCAGTAGGCATTTCCAAGTCAGCAGTAGCCAAAGTAAACGCTTCAGGATAGTAAGCGATATTTTGACGATACTGGCTAGAAGCAGGCATCACCAAGCTGATAGCAGCACTGTTAGCAGGCGAAGCAGTAACAGTGTTGAAAGCAGCAGGAGCGGGAACGATTGCGGGATAGATTGGGATGCTGGTAGCGCCAGAGGCTACGTTAGCAGTCACAACGAATTGACGCAATTGGCCTTGTGAAGCGCCTGTCAAACGGTTGATAGCGTAAACGCCAGCAATCGTAATAACGTCACCTTGGTTCAAAGTACCAGTGATAGCGTTAACAGTCAAGGTAGAGCCAGTTTGACCCGAACCATTCACAGTACCAGCACTGAAAGAGCCGACAGTGTGAACTTGGGTGGTTTGGTCATACATCCAGTCAAAGCCCAAAGTGTCTTTGGAGATGATGCCAGTTTCGTACTGCTCGGAGATGCGAACTTGAGGGTTAAACAAGCCAGCCAGTGAGGACACGGTGCGAGCTTGAGTAACAGGGTCAAGAATGATCTTACGATCAGAGCGAGGAGCCAAGTTTTGGTCGAGAGCCGAGCCAGCGGTCAGCCAAGTCGTAGCGTTGGGGCTAGACAGGGTAGAACCAGACAGGTTAGCAACGATGTTAGCGGATTGACCAGCCACATTCATCAAGTCAGCGGCAACATAAGCAGCCAAACGGTTCACGGCAGGAGCCAAGATACGTTCGCTGAAGTCGTCCAAAGACAAGGTTTTCTCAGCAGTGCCGAACGAAACAGGCACGTTGGCTTGTGTTGCCACAGTCAGCGTAGTGTTTTGTTCGTTAGTGCCTTGAGGAGTAATGGCAGGGCCAGTGCTAACGGTGTAATCGTTAGGGAGGCGAATCCGCAAAGCTGAACCAATCTTTGCACCAGTGCGAGCGAACTGGTCATCATATTGGCGGCTAACGGTACGGAGGAAAGCATTAGATTGAGTAAACAGACGCACCGCTTCATTGGTGATCTGGTTAATCGTCAAAAGCGAATTCGTGGTCATGAACTCTGCTCCTTTCAAATAAAAGATAAAGAATAAAAGAAACCTACTTTTACCCCTCGGCCTTCAGGAGTCAATCATTTCACGGCCCGAAACAGCTTTTTACGGTGGCTTAAACCTAATGCTTATTCTATACCTGATTTTTTACTTAATCAACGCTTTTTGCGAGCATTAGCTTTACGCCATTCCATCCAAGCAACTGTATCGCTCATTGGAGGCTCTGCACCGCCACTAGAACGGCTGCTAGAAGAACCATCTACATCAGCCACAGGAGCAGGCGCTCGTGATTTTGTAGGGCTTAATTCTTTAGCGGCTTTGGTAGAAAGTTTTGTCAGCTCAATACCCATTTGCAAAGGCGACATATTCGCAATCTTTACAGCATCACCGACATTCTCAGACTTTCCAAGATAAACCAAAACCTTTTCAGGATTAGGAATCTCAGCCAAAGCCCTCAGAAAATCATTAGATTGCACACCAGCCATACTCAAATTAGAGATAGAACGGTCATAGTCCTCTCCAAATTCTTTCTTGGCAGTCTGCTCAATCGAGGTCATTTTCTCGACAAATTGGCGTTGTTCAAGCTCTTGACGGGCAATCTGTTGAGCCATTTTCATCACGTCTTCTTGAGGTGCTGCTGGCGCTGGCGCTTGCGAAAACTGGTTTAGTTGAGCTTCCAAGGCGGCGGCTTTTTCGGCTGCGGTGCGCTTTTGCTCGGCCAATTCACCCATACGGCGGCGAGCCCATTCAGGCAGGTCGTGATAAGAGTTTTCTTTGGTTGTTTCAGGAGCAACTTCAGGGGTAGTCGTTGCTTCTTGGATTTGTGCTTCGATTAGTTCGCTCATTTTTTCCTCATTGAGTTATTGTGGGGATTTCCGCTGCTAACACCTGTGACGGGTCAACATAGTCAGGGCTTACATCTCTGCCAGGGTTACGAGACTGTTCAATCTCGCTCACCATCTTGTCAGTAATACCTGTCAACTGTTGAGGCGACACATCTTTGATTAACAACTTCAGGCGCTCGGTTTCTGCCTTGAAAGCGTTAATCAAATCTTCTCGCTCGTTCTCCAGACGCAAAGCCAAGTGGTTCAATGCGTCCATATCCAAGCGTTGTTTCTCCATCGTCTGACCGATCTTCTTATCTTGCAACTCTTGTTGAAGCTGCTGAATAACCGCTTGAGCTTGTTGCAGTTGTTGCTGCATTTGCTGCTCGGCAGGAGTCGGGCCAGTTCCCAAGATGTTAGCAGGAATCCAGTTCCTCATACGCTCTTGGAGCTTGTCTGAGCTTGGGAAATCAGCAGTTCCCATGTAAATATCGCCGATAACCTGTGCTAGCTCAGGATTTGAGCCTAGCAATTGTGTCATAGCTTCAAAAGCCTCTTGGCGGCGGGTATCAAAGTTCGGGCCAGATTCGGCAACCACATCGTAAGTTCCAACATTAGGATTAAAGATCGTTTCAACAACGCCTTCTTCTTTATCCTCATTCTGTTTCATGGCGACCTTCAACTCAGGGTCGATCTGAATCTTTTGCTCAGTTCCATCCTCAGCCAAGATGTTAATAATGCGCTTGGTGTCGTAAATTTTTGGAATCAAGTCAACCAAGATTTTGCCTGTGAACTGGATAGCCATATTCTGAGCATCTTGGAAGTGAAAAGTTACTCGATCACCCTGAGCAACACGCTTGCCAATAGCAACGCCTGACAATTCTTGGCTTTGAGCGCCGAAAGTCTGGTCATACTGCCCCGAGGTCATCATCAACTCTTGAGCAGCGGTCATCATGCCTTCCTGATAGACAGGAGCCGACATAGGCGCAGGCGCTCTAGCTGGCGCTGGCACAGGATTGCCCGATTCATCCGCATGGTTGTAAGGCAGATAAGCGTGATTCTCGGTGTTAGCCGTTGCCCAATAGTTTTCTAAGCCCTCAATAGCCTCCACAGGGGCAAGGTAAGGTGACTTAGATTGGAGCGCACCGTATTCCAGAGCAGCAGAGGCGTTGTAGTTGTAGGCTCGTTGAGCGTCCTTCATGTAGCGCACGAGACCCTTACGGTCTAACTTGCCTTCAATGACAACTTCCTCGCCTGGGACACGCACAATAGGAATATATTTGCCAGCCCAAACACCCTTTTCAAGCACTTCATTGCCGCCAATCAGGTATTTATAGATAACACGCTTGTCAATACGGCGGCGGTCAATGTCAGCACCCATGCGGATAGCTTCATTGAGCATCTTGACTTCTTCCTTGCTCATGTCTGACTGCTTGACAAACTTAGTGCCTCCATCAGCATCAGTCAGGGCATAGAGCCATTCTTTCTTCATCTCCAGCTCGTAGTAGGTAGCGAGACGAACAACATCCTTAGTCACCCAAGATTGATTACCTTGAGGGCTAACCATAGGAATCAACGTATTGGGGAAGCGTTGCTTGAATTCTTCCAGAGGCATATCCTCATAGATGAACCCGAATTTAGCATCAGACCCATCACGTTTCTTGATATGCGGGTCAAGGTAAACGCTCATTGGGTCAGGCACTTCCTTAATAAAGATTTCCTGATCAAATGATTCGTCATTGGCGTAAGCAGTCGAGACAGTCCAATAGCCAATACCGCCGCCAACCTGAGTTTCAGCAGCAATGTCGTAAGCGACTTTAGCGTTTGAGATGTATTCAATATGCCTAACAATGCCCTCAAAGACTTCAGCGGCTTCATAAGTTGCCTCGTTGCCTGTCGGGTGGATGGTTACGCTTGGTTTGTTGGCCTTCAATTGATTGACAACGTGCAGCCAGTGCGTGTGAGTCTTATTGATCGTAATCATCGGCTGAGTATTCAACCGTCTACGAGCTTTTACCGCTGGCTCCCATTGATCTTGGTTGTCTGAATCAGCGTATAAGAAGCGAATGTCCTCACGAAAACGCTGCTTAGTGTCCTGCTCCCAATCAAGGCAAGCCTTAAAGTTGCGTTGCGCTCTTGCTACTACGTCAGAATCTTTATCAGCCATATTTACATCCAATACCCTGCTCGGGAGTTATTCCAGTTTTGGGGTCGTTTTGTCTCTAACTTCTTTTTTTCTACTTTTTGACGCAACATTCCAGGAAAAAGCTCAGTTAAAACCCAAATCCAAGCGTCTGCTCGGTTCGGAGAGCGACTTCCAGTGAATCCAATCGTAGAAAATCCGCTTAATTCGTCTTCAAGCTCAACAAATCGACCTGCGTGTCTAATTTTACCTGCCTCGTATAAAGATGCAAACGGTTCAGCCCGAATTACTTTGCCACGGCTTGCCGAAACAGCTTTAAAGTTTGTTTTAGACCGTGAAGCCTGAATAACGCCTTCAACCATTGCACCGCCATAATTGGTTTCAGCGACCAGCACATCAGCTTTATGTCGGTCATAAGCTGACACAGCGACATTGCCCCATGTTGCAGGGCCAGCCTTTACAGTGCAGTCTTCCAAAAGATAAGCGTTACCGTCAACGCCAAGAGCGCCAACCACGATACCAATTGCATCGTTATCAGCGTTATCGCTATCCCCTGCTCCAGACGGGTCAACACCAACAACAACACGAACAAAATCAGGCAGGTCACCATTGTCAGCCCTCCATCTATCAATAGCCTCATCAGGGAAAAGCTGGTTAGGGTTAGCGTCTGTAAATTCGCCTTCCAAGAACCGTCTACGCAATCTTGCGCTCAAATTCTCTAATGTGTCAAGATAACCGTCTGATAAGTTTTCCTGATTGTCCCTCGGGTTAATCTGAAAATAGCCGTAATTCTCAGGGTTAGCCAAGTTAATCTTTGTGTCTGGGTCACGCCTGAGAATGAATAGCTGATATGTCCAGTGATTCTTATTTGGTGGGTTACAGTCAAAATACATCCGAGGCTTGAGCAATGTAGGCTCTTTGCCCTCAATGACTTGATTAACCTTTTGAGCTAAACGAGTTATGGCAATCCCAACTGGCCCCCATGAAATCTGGCTGGATTCGTTCAAGTAAATAGTAGCGAACTCCATGCCCAAAATCTTTTCAGTGCGGTCTTTATCATCCAAGCCGCCAAACCAAATCTCAGATTCATTCTGAAACTTGACATACCAGTGTGTTTTGTCCAGCTTGTATTCCACACCAGGGAAGGCCAGCTTCATCACCTTGGGGAAGGTATCATAAACAATTGAGTTCACCACATGGTTAAACCTGAAGCGCAGAATGGTATGCCGTGAGCCTGGAGCCTTTAATGCCCTCAAGATGATCTGGCGCACCAGCAGGAATGTCTTACCTGACCTTGACCCGCCAAATAGCATGGCATAGGTAACATCGCTGCTCAGTAGCTTTTGAGCCTCGATTTGTTTTGCATGGAGCTTCACGCTGATTCGTCTAAGTTATTCAGACTAATAACAAGAGGGCCTGCATTAGCACCAGTGATTTCATGCTGCGTCTTTTCAGACCATCCCATCTGTGTCTTAGTCCACCAAATTGCAGCAGTCGTGTCGCCTTGCGTTGCTTTGTTAAAAAGCGACTTGGCAACTTGGGCTGATGCCATTGCCTTACCAAGAGCCAACTCAATCGGGTAATGCTTTGTGAGCGTCTTAGGCGATATACCAATCAATGCAGCAATCTGTTCTTGAGGTAAGCCTAACCCCGATGACTGTTGCACCGTTGCTTTGGTCTTTTCGGTCGGTTGATGTTCAAGCATTTTTATATTCTGGAAGTGTTGAGCTGAGTTTACAAGAAAACTTAAATAAATCAAGCACTTAGCAATTCCGCTTTTTTACCTGTGAATTCTTCCCATCGCTTTACTATGACATCGCAGTATTTTGGGTCTAGCTCCATCCCATAACACTTGCGCCCATGTTTTTCTGCTGCAATTATCGTTGTGCCACTTCCGCAAAATGGTTCAAAAATGATTCCACTATTTACATTTACCAAAGAAATGCCCTTTTCAGGCAATCCAACTGGAAAACAGGCTTTGTGATTTTCTTGCTGACTTCCTGTATTGCTTACTTGCCAAAAGTTACTTGTAACTGTTTTTGTATTCAATCCCTGCTTGTTTGTAGAAAAAATGTAAATCGGTTCCCAATCACGCATCAGGCATCCCTTGAATGGAATGGTAGATGTTTTCTTCCAACAAACTTGTTCAATTAAATAATCTAATCTGTTAACTATTTGTTTAATGTATTCATTTTTAGATTTGGCGTTGTAACTGACATTCCAAAAGATAAATCCATCCGTGTTGGCAAAACAAACTTCCAAAACGCTAGATGCAAAATCTATGTATTCAGTTGATGGCAAATTGTCAGAATATCCTTCAGCATACAATTTTTTGGATTTCTTGCTTTTAAAAATGTCGCCATCACCCGCTTTTGTATTAGCGTTGTAAGGTGGTGAAGTAAAGACTAAGTCGGCTTTCTGCCCATCCATCAACTTATCCACAGCATCAATGCTGGTGCTATCCCCACACATCAATCGATGGTTGCCTAGCTGGTATATGTCTCCAAGCCGTGTTTTAGGCTCTTCCGGCACTTCTGGGACAGCATCCTCATCTGTCAGCCCTTCCACCACTTCCGGCTCAAGCAAGGATTGAATTTCATCCACGCTAAAGCCAAGCAAATCTAAAGCAAACCCATCAGCCAATAGCTCATTAAGCTCAATGGTCAGCAATTCATTGTCCCAATCGGCGTTCAGCGCCAGCTTGTTGTCGGCAATGATTAGAGCTTTACGCTGAGTGTCGGTCAGGTGCTTCAACTCAATAGTTGGCACTTCCTTCATTTTCAGCTTGCGAGCAGCCATTAGCCGCCCATGTCCGGCAATGATGCCTTTGTTCCCATCCACCAGGAGAGGGTTAGTCCAACCGAACTCTTTAATGCTTGCCGCTATCTGGGCAACTTGTTCGTCAGAGTGTTTTCTCGAATTATTAACGTAAGGAATTAAATCCTCTACGCTTCTGAGGACTATTTCCACAGCAGTAAATCAATTAAGCTGCGGGAGGTGGCTCAGTAGGCTCAACAGCAGGCGCAGGAGCAGCATTACCCAATTGGGCCTCAGCTTGTTGCTTAACGCTTGCCATTAACGCATTGTGGGCCTTTGCATGGCTTTCCAATGCTTTAAACAAGTGTTCTACTTCTTCGATAGTATGCTCAAGAACAATTTTGATGCTCATTTTTTTGCTTTCGATTTAGGGGATTTCTTTTCAGCTTCACGTTTTTCTGAATAGGCGATAGCGACTGATTGCTTTAGGGGCTTCCCTGCTTTCAGTTCGGCTTTCACATTCTCAGAAAACGCCTTTTTGCTTGTCGATTTTTTCAAAGGCATGATTATTGACCGTGAAGGATTGCGTAGTTCAACTTAACAGCTTCAGACAGCGAGCCGCCAGAGATGTTTTGCAAACCAATCGTAGCCGAACCGTTACCCATAACCGCAATGAACGAAACGTAAGTACCAGCAGTAGCAGCGCCGCCAGATACGTTAACGATCAGCACGTCACGAGGGCTAATCAAGTTGTTATTCAGGGTAAAAGTCACCACAGCGCCAGCAGCCAATGCAGCGTTGTTCATGGTGATTTGACCATTAGAGAAATTGCAAGTAACAGCAGTTGCCTTGCTAGTGAGTTGAGTTGCAGTGCTTTCAGCAGCCAGGGAGTAACCGATTTGCTGGTTAGCAAACACGGTATCAAAAACTGGGTCGCTTACTGCTACGCCAAGATATGCCATGATTATTTCCTCATTGTCTTAATTTTTGACAGAGCTTTCATTTGCTCGTCAGCACAACGCTTGGCAGCAGCCATGCGTGAACGATTGGATTCAATCTCACGAGCTTCTTTCAAAGTCCGCAAGTCTGCCTCAGCCCGCCACTTCTTTTCTTCGTCCATATCCCTTACAGGCATGGAGATTACTTCTACCTTTTTGGCAGGCTTCATGGGAGCTTTGGTAGCCATTATTTACGACCAGAGCTGATATTGCTTTGAGGCAACATGGGGATGCCGTTGGTCAGGGTAGGCTCTTTCACAGGGCCTTCTGGCGGCTCAAAGTGGTTACGGTCACCAATGCGGCAACCATGAACGTAATCAGCGGCATTTTGCAAATGACCTTGGTCTTTCAGGCCAGATTTGCCCTTCATTTCACGTTCTTTTTTCGATTCGATTGGAAGTTCACGCATTGGATGCTCCTAAGATAAATGTTAGCTAACAGGCTCAATTATCACAAAATGGGGAATTTAGTCAAGGTGCTGGCATTGAAAAAAACGACCCCAAGAGGAAATCGAGCAAACCCCTTAAACGCTCATAGCAATGCCAGCATTGGAATTTTAACCAAGTCATTGCCAATAGTCCATTTGGGCGTTCAACAAGTTAGGGCAGAAAGCAGAAAAACTCCCTAAGTCCACCATCCTGGATTGTCTGCTTAACCTATTGGCAGTAGAATTCTATATCGCAGTTGCTAATTTGAGCGACTTTAGGGAACGTAACAGTTCCCTTTTTTTTATTTGCTCAAGTTATCGTTTATCTTGGCAATAATGTTTGCTTCAATCGCTCGGATTTGACTAATGTCTGAGATGTTGAATGATTGCATCAGTTTTTGAGCTTCTTCGTCTGCCAGCACTTCAGCTTGATCTAAGCCTGCTGATTTGAGAATCTTGTCTTTTAGACCGCCAGCCAGCGATTCAACTTCGTTCTCAGCAATATCCTCAGCAATCTCTTTGACTGCCCAAATAATCAATGGAATCATGGCTGCTCCTTAAAAGGGTACGTCACTATCAAACGAATCATTGTGGCTTGACTTTTTAGCATAGCCTTCTTGCGGCTTTGGGTCGTTCAAATAAGCCCAACCAGACCAGCCGCCTTCCACTACTGGGATGCTGTCAATTTTGAGCATTGGGCCATTTTTGGTTTCAATCATAGAGCCAATGCGCTGATAGCGTGACTTTTCTTGACCATCTTTGTTAGTGTATTTGCCGCTAACAATGGTAATTTCTTTAATGGTTCTGCTCATTTCATGCTTTCAAGTTAAGTAATTGGGCCACTTTGTGCGCCGTTTCGGTCAAAAATTCTATTACTTCGGCTTCCAAGAGCTGAATGTATTTATCGTCTCTAGGAATACGCTTAATAAATAACTGAAGGTCTGAAGGGAGGCGTGGGTCGTAAGATACAAAGTCACACCAATCACGACCAGTGCAAGCCATCTGCCAGAAAATTTGATCTGCATACTTTTTAGGTACTGTTTGGCTGAGTAACGTATCAATGTGCGTTGCTGTGTTTGGACACTTTATTTCAATAAGTCCGTCAATACCCACAAGCCCATCAGGAGAAGCGCCGCTATTGACAATACTTGGGTGATCGATGAACCCAACTTCATCAACCAAAACGTCCATTTTTGCTTCATACGCTGCCCTTGCTAGTGGTTCTGTTTCTGTACCCCATTGCATAGATGCGTTGCTAAATGACTCGGCTGGCTTGCCAGTAAGCCGTTCGCAGACCAATTGCGCCATGTAGTTATCACGACTCGCTGAGTAGCCCGATTTTGTCTTTGCAACCACATCGGCAACTCGGCTGGCTGTGACTTTTCCAATTCTTGCGGCAAACCAATCATCTGTTCTTTGTTCCATTTAAAGTGCCGCCTTTCTTGCGTTTTTGGCTGCAATAATTTTCTTTTGTGCTTCTGGGTCTGACTGCGTATCTTTAAATGCCTCGGTGTAAACCGATTTGAGGCTGTCAGCATTGGGTGCTTGGCTAATCTCTGCCAACCAATCAGCCAGGCGACCAGCGTCATAAGCAGGGGCTTTGCGACTAGCAGCGTTGCCATCATCATCCTCTGGGGCTATACCGCAAGCTGCCATTAGGGAATAGCGCCGAGCATAGGTCAAAGCCGAGCCGTAACCTTGCGGGTCTTGCTTGCTGGCAGGAACGTGGAGCTTGCCGCATTCTAAGATTTCGCCGGATTCATGCAAAAACAAGGTTTCAACAGTAATTCCTGTATTGTCCTCATAGTTGCGCTGAATTAGGGCAATGCCGTTGTTATTAAGCGAATCAATAACTGCCTCAACACACGCCGACAAATCAGCGTAACGGCTACGAAAATGTGGGTTAGTGGATGTTTTCAGGGCAGGGCCAAATGCTTTTTGTGCTTTGACCAAAGCTGTTGCAATGTTTTTCATACTGCCTCCAATGCCAATTGAAGGGCTTGAATCAAGGCTTCGGTTTCTTCACGGGTCAATGCAACTGAAGAATAGCCGCCTGTGAAAAAAATAGATAGGTGCGCCCCATCGTCAAATTTGTCAATCATCAACTTTCCACCTTGGTCAACCTTGATGACTGTTGAGTGCTGCTCTACTGTAATGCTCATACTAGCTCCTAAAAAGACCCCAAGAAATTCGGGGCATGGCGCTAGTATAAGCTAGTTTTCTCAACATTTATCTAAGTATTAACCCTATCAACAAATCGATTGTTGGCATTTTCACTTCGCCACACTTCAATTTTTAGCTGTGCAGCGGTCAGTTGCCACTTGAGGGTTTCTTCTTGCTCAACAGCAGCAGCCAAGCCTTTAAGCAAAGCCTGATATTCCTCATCAGCATAAGCATCTCGTTCCTGGGCAGCTAGCGTTTGAGTGCCTCTTAAGCTGGCTTGCTGCATCAACAATGCTTTCTTGCTCTTGCGATATTCCTCAATGTAAACCCGATCAGACTTTGCCTTGGCAAACAATGGGGCGGTCTTAAGGATAAATTCAACTGCTCTGTGCGGTGCTTCGCTCATGTCAGTCTCCGCAAAAACAAGCTATTGATTCATCATCAAACATGGTTGTCTGGTCGGTCGTGTATTGCACCATTTCAGCGTAACCAGGTCGATCTTTACGAAAACGCGCACCATCAGGCTTGCTTGCCAGCGCCAGCGCCTCCATTTTGGCCCACCAAACTGCACGCTCTGGCTTTTCTTTTATTAAACTCATTGTTTGGCTCATGCCTTTTAAAAAGCACAAATCGCAATTGCCGTGATAGGTAACACCGCCAATGTTGGGCAACTCAAGGTCAAACGATTGATTGCGCCAAAACTCACCGACCATTTCTTTAGTCACACCAGCAGCTACTAAAGGCGTTCTATCCCGAGGTATTTTTGCTGCACGTCTTTGCTCATCAGCACGAATACCAACCCAACTCATGTTTTCGCCTTTGCTTCTTGTTTCGCATAAACCAATTGAAAACAAATAGTTAGCTATTGTTCTTATTTTCATTTCTATTGTGCAAAACCTTGTAACTGGATTTGGCAAATAGTTTTTTTTGCGAATTACCGCTTCAAAAGGCTCACCATTGCGGCTGGCTGTTTCATAAGTAACTTGCTTCCACCGATCTTTGGATTCTTCTGCATCCTGATATTCAAGCCAAACAATTGGCACATTCCAGTTAACAGCGCAATCATTAACAAACTTTAAAGTCGCTTCATCCTCTTTCCCTGTATTCGCAAAACAAACAATTGCATCATTTGGGAGGCTCATATCGTGAGCTTGTAAGACCCGCCAAAGCATATAAGCTGAAGTCCTGCCACCAGAAAAACTAATGCAAGTTGGCTCAAGAATTTCAAACGGGTTCATTGCAATTCCTCTTTCACCAGAACTTCAACAACTGGAAACGTGCCGTAGACCTGCGTAGCGTGAATCGTTACCACCTGCTTGTCATCCAGATAGACCACATCATTCATGGCATCCAGATAGCACTTCAAAATGTTGTCAATGTCTGGTTTCTTGGCTGGACGTTCAGAACCGCTTAAACAGGCCTCTATGCGTTTTTTAGTGTATGACGCTGGTATGGCCTTAGTGACGTGTAAAAACACGGCTACAGGCGTTTCTAATGGCTCTGAAGCACCCATTGCCAGCATTGCGGATGCTTTAATCATTGTTTCGTAGTCGGCTGTCTGTTTTGGTGTGTATGTTTTGACAAAGCCGCCACGATTGGAAAACCTTGGTCTGCCTTTACCTTGAGGCGGCCCTTCAACCTGAAAAGTAACCATGAATGTCATTTGTTGCCCCTTATTCTGTTCATGCGCTGGCGTAAGTTTTCAGCTTCTTTCTTGCCACGCTTTTTTTCTATCTTTTCAATCGTGTCTGACCACCAAGCATTAGCCTCGCCATAGCCTAATTCCTTGGCTTTCTTGCGGTAGCGTTCCACCCATTCACGAGCCTCGCTCTCACGCATGAACTCTAAAACGGTGTTTTCAATTGCCGATTGCATCGCCAAGCACCCAGAGACACCACGTTATTGTGGTAAATGGCACAGAATCATCACCCATGCGAACCAAGTCAAGGATTCGAGCCGCTTCGAGTTCTTCATGGTTGTAATGGTCACGCATGGCGTTGCTCCCGCTTAAATTCCTCAAGCATTTGTTTGGCTTTAGCTTTTGCTTCTTCAGCCTTAATTTGCTCATGGATAGTTGGCTGGCGTGTGATAGCCATGATTGGCTTCATGGGAATAGATGGGCCAGCATTGCAAAGATTGCGGAACTTGATTGCGCTTGGCGGAAAGTCCTCATCCATACGGCTTAGTGCGTAATTAAGGCTTGGCTGGTAAGTTAAAAAACTTCCAAGCGTTTTAGCCCATACGTCACGAACCATTTGCAAGTCCATGCCGTCCCAATGACGATTAAAAGATGCGCCATAAACGCTGCCCATATATGCAAAGATGTAATCCAAACCTTCATCGACTGTTCCAAAATTATCTTCCGAGTAATTTGACATTTGAAGTCCCTCCTACGATTCCACGAGTTAAACCATTCATAACCGTTTTATTGGTTTGACCTGATCTGCTTAAATCCTGACTTTTGACCCAATCAGCTTTAAATGATTGCCAACCACGAGTGCAACATTCAGCTAATGCTTGCTCAATAGTCCATCCAGCTTTTTGAGCTTCATTCACGATCAACTTCAAGGCGGTTTGCGTAAGAGGCTTCTTTTGTTTTTTTCTCAGTTGTAAAAAATCATCCCAAGTTAAATCAGAAACGCCTTCAGGCTTGCTTGCTGTTGAAGATGTTTTTGAAGATAAAGATGAAGGTGAAGGTGAAGGTGAAGGTGATGTGCTATCTGCCGAGCATATCTCCAAGGATGCGTCAACTATGCTTGAAGCATCTTTTTTTCCCCATCTAGCCTCTGCGCCTGCTTTTCCACGTTTAACATTAGCTTGTTTGTTGTTGTTGGCTTTAATCATTTCAGCCTCCAACCTATGCTGATACCAATGCTTGTTAGATACTTCAAAGAATCCTTCAAGCATAGTCCGAGCATTACTCCAAGCATCAGGAGATAGCTTGGTAATTTGCGCTAAAACCTGATCGTTGTCAGGCGGTGCGCCATTTTTCCAATAGTCCATAAGCAATAGCAAATAAGCGCCATGCTGTTCAGTAGTTAGCCTAGATGTTGCCGAAATATAGTCGGCAATATACAAAGGCATCCATATATCGACTTTTTTTGTCATTGATTTTTACCTTTTTCACGCACCTTTGGAAAGAAACGGCGGCAGGGGAAGGTGTAACCCTTTTCGATCTGCTCATGACTTCAGACCTAGCCGTGTTTCAAACTACTATAACCCAAACCAATCAGGTTTTAACTCTTTAAGCTGATAAATTCGCAAAGCAGGAATGGCCTTCCAATGGTAGATAGCGCCTCTGGTCACGCCTAAGAGCTTGGCTAACTTGGCTTGGCTACCTGCTTTTTTAATTGCTTCTTCTTTGGTCATCCCATAAGTGTAGCATCAAACTAGACAAGGTTTGTTAGGGTTTGTCCCTACAAAAATTTTTAAATAGTTGTTGTTGTCTGTCTATTTTGCTCTACAATACATCCATGCCGTAGCAAAACGCAAGCGGTCTTTTAGGAGGTCTTATGACCGATTTCACTTTCCTTCCTTCTGATTTTTCCTCAACAACAATTACAGTTGTTGCCAACACTTCCGCCGCCAAAGAGTATTTTGCAGAACGTTACGGTTTTGGTTGCGTGTCTGTTGAGATTCGCAAGTCTGCCGCTCCTGAGTTTGCAGACAGTTTTGAGTTTCAACAACTTTCCTACGAATAAGCCTTCGGGCTTTTTAGGAACAACCATGCAAGACAACTCAACACAGCAAATGGAGCTAGACCAACTATGCCAACTTCTTTACTCAAAAGGGTTCGAGGACACTTTGATAGACCGTATATCGAACGTCATATTGTCCGACACAACATTCGCTCTTGGGTCGCTTCTGTTCGATACCTTGGTGACAAATGGCTCCTCGCAACCCCAGTTCAACGAAAGGAACAGCAATGAACTCCCTTTTTGAAACATTCTTGGATTACGCATTGGCTGTTGTCATTGCTTGTCTGTTGGCTTGGTTTTTGGCGGTGGCTTTAGTATGACTGACGAACAAATTGCAAAACTGTATGACCAAGCCTTGGTTATTGAAAGCAATGATGACTATGTTGCTGGCGAATTAGACCCCGTAAAGTTTGCCAAACTGGTAGCACAGCATGAGCGTGAGGCGTGTGCAGAGTTGCGCAAAACTTTGTCAGCCATTCCAAATAGCCATGTTCCACAATTACAACCAGCAGTTGATTCTGCGCTTGATTTTTATGCCGAAAGAATCCGAGCAAGAGGTGAAGCATGACTGAGCAAGAAATCCTTGATATTGTTAAAAAGGCAGGCTATCCGCTGACTGTATATGAAGGCAAGCCCTATGTTCCGCTTATGTTAGAGATTCTTCTTGAGACTGCCGCTGCCGCAGAGCGTGAGGCGTGTGCAAAGTTGTGTGAGGCTCAAGACCACTACGAGCGTGAAGACCCACGTTCAGCTAATAGCATGAAATTAGTTTGTGCTGATGCCATCCGAGCAAGAGGTGAAGCATGACTGAAGAACAAATCATCGCTGAGATGGAAAAGATTAGAGAGGCACAGGCACATTGGCAGAGCGCACAGGATGGCTCTTATGAGATGGCCCTGCACTACGCAGGCTACACACGCCTGAGAAATGAACTTAAAGCATTAAGAGAGGCTAAGAATGACTAAAAAGAAAACCGAAGAACCGACATACCACTGTCCTGAATGTGGAAGCGACCAAGTGACGACTGAGCATCACCAGATGTTCATGCGTAATACAGGCGAACACTATTGCCACAGCATGAAAACGCAAGATGCAGATTCACCAGCAACCTGCTTGGTCTGCCGCTGGACGGGCGAGGGGTATCAACTCAAGGATAAGAACACATGAGTAACTGGCCTTTTCCAAACCAATTACCACCAAGCAAACCTGGTGAGCCTAAGTTCAATTCAGACAACTTTGAGGATGCGCCGTTTTGAAAACGCTTATCAGCATTTTTTGGGCTGTCCTGTTTTGGATTGGCATTTACTTTGTAGTGTATGAATACTGGAAATAACCATGACCAAGCGTGATATAGCCCGTTTAATGCGTGATTCGGGCTTGTCAGCACCCTACGCATCAGTCAAAGAATTTGTGCGCCTTCTTGAGGCTAAATTAAGGGAAAAAGATGTACCGAAACAATGACCCCATAACCAGCAAGTTGGCTGCGGACAAAGTAGACTTCAAAGCCAAGCACTATGACCAAATCCTAGCGGTGTTGGTGCTTAGTGGGCCACAAGGCAAAGACGGTATAGCAGACCGATCAATGCTTGACCCTAACCAAGTCGCTAGGCGTTTAAAAGAAATGATGCAGCTTGGGCTGGTCAGGCTAACGGGCAAGACTGTCAAATCAAAATCAAACCGTGAAGAACGAGAGTGGGAATTAGCGTGAAAGAATTAACAATCAAACTTAAAATGCTGGTCAAAGAACACGACCCAGACCTGCTAGACAAGATTGCAAGCCGCATCTACACCATTGAAGGCGTAGAGGACGTATCAGCTAAATTAAAGAAGTCAGATGAACAACAAACTCAACAAGCTGGAACGAGCCTATTTAGCAAGAGTAAAGGAATTGTCGTGCAGCGTGTGTGACCAACCTGGGCCAAGTGAAGCCCACCACATAAAGCAAGGGCTTCAATTTACCTGCATAGCGCTATGCCCAGACTGCCATCGAGGGTCAATGATGGGGTGGCATGGCCAAAAGAGAGCTTGGGCAATCCGCAAAATGAATGAATTGGATGCCCTTAACGTGACGATTGAGAGATTATTCGCTCAACACTTCTAAAGCATGGTTAATGCGCTTTAAACGGTCATCTAGGCCCAATAGACCGCCGTTAATGCGCTTAGTCATGGTTTCGTATTGTTTTGTATCTGCAAGCTCGTTTAAGCCGTGTTTGCGCCAAAACCAGCCAGCAGACAAAGCGGCGTATTGCTGACCAACAAGCAATTCAGGATGATGCAATAAATCAGTCTGCAACGAATCACCACACAAAGTGTAATTGTCCTTGCCTGTCAATTGGATAAGGCCACGACCATGATACTTCCAGCCCTCGCCTGATTCTTCATTGCCGTTGCCCATGCGACCAGCATAGACCTTGTTTGCAATCTTTTCAGGTTCGTGAGCGTATTCATCAACATTCTCAGCATCAAAACGGCTAGGCCATTCACGCATTAGAGCTTCAGGTTTGTAGTTGAGGTTTTCTTCTAAAACACGAAAGCCACCTGATTCATGCCCACATTGACCAATAAAAGCAGCTTTACGCAAAGCTGTATTGATCTCAAATCGAGCAAAAGTTTCTTGGAAGGGTTCAAACCATTCTTCAGGAATGTCAAGCTGGCGTAGTTGTTCGATGTTCATTTAATTTCCAATAGTGAGTTATATGCTGAGATACAAGCGTTCAATTGGTTGATTGCTTGGTCGCCTCTTTCTGTGATGGAGACAAGAGCTTCACTAACTCCTGCGTCAAGGTCGGCTCTTGCTTCTGTATTCCCGCTGGCAGAGGAGGAATCGTTGGGCATTGAGCTACAACTGGCAACTGGGATTGACAGCCGCACAGCACCAGAGGCAAGATTATTCCGAAGCGTTTTAGCAGCTTGGTCAGCCTTGGCTTGCGTAGAGGCCAAATCGCTAGAAATCGAGGCAATTCGTTGATCTCGGTCATTAGATATTTCCTTTGCTTTCTGGTTAGCCGCCTCTAGTGCAGCCTGTGCTATTGCACGTTCTTTGTCAAATTCTGATTGCTCATGCTCATAAACAGCCACAGCAATAACCAACCAGCTTACCAATATAGCAATTAGCTTCCAAGGTATCATCATTTTGGCTGCTCCTCATGATTCTTAGCAATAACTGTGCTAACCATGCCCAAACCCTTTTCAGAAGCAATGCCACCAATAGCGCCAACAATCAATAGCACTATGTCATTAAGCATCTTTGTATAAGCCTGGTCAATAGGAGCCATTGCCTTCATTGGCTGCTCAACAAAGGTCAGGGAATAGAGCATCATGAATGTGATGCACACAAACACAAAGACCACCGAAAAGACCACAAAGGCCCACATTCGGATTTTAATTTCCTCTGGTGTCAGGCGCATTTGGTAGGTTTTTCTGGAGAATAGGAGCGACCAAATACTCGGGGCAATTTTGTGCGAACTCACAAACTGGCCTTTGGCATTTCGCAGCCGTAAATTGGCTTGGGATTTGACACTGGTATCTTGTTCGGTCATCGCAACCAAACAAACTAAGAGTGCTTGCGAACAGAATGGCTATTCTTTTTAGCATAGTCAATTGATTCCTGCACAAACAGATAGCCAACGTAACCAAAGACAACAACCAGCACCACAATCAGACCAGCAATAAAGAATTCTTCTTGCTCTTTCTTCTTGGCGGCTGCTCGGTCTTTGGCTGCTTGCTCGGCAAACTTGTCAGCCTTGTCCATTTGCGCTGTGCGCTCTTTGATTTTATTCCAAACGTCAATCTTGCCAGCTTGCATAAACAGCATTTGAAGCTCACCCTCAAATTGCCGTGTTTGCTCTAAAGCCATTTCAATCTGGATAGCAGTTCCCATGTTGGAAGCCTGACCAGAATCTTTAGCTTCCTTAACTGCTTGAACAGCGTTGCTCTTAGCATCAAAGTATTTGCCCAACACAGGGCCAAGCGAGGCAACATCGTCTACCGTTGAACTCATCTTTTTGACGAGCTTAACGGCTGACTGTATCGCTGCTAGAGCTGTGATTGGGTCAATCATTATTTTTTCCAGTTAGTCCATACAACGCCAATAACGCCAAGAAAACCAGTGATATACATCATTGGCTTGGCAAGTGACGCCATCATGTCAATTACCCTCATAGCGCCTTTAAACGCCTGAAAAGTATCAATTAGCTCTTTAGTGTTGCGGTCAATGGAATCGACCTTAGCCTCAACTTCTAGCAAGCGTTGATAGATTTGCTCATGGCTGATTGGCGTTTCCATTTTTGACCCACGGTAAAGGAGGATTAGCAGAAATAGCAGCCAGTTGGCGAGCTAATTGACCTGCTACTTGGGCTTCTGTATCTGGTTGCAGATTAGTCGTAATTGTAGTCGTTACGTTGGTATCTTCATCTGTAATGCTATACGTTACAGGCTCGAAGCACCAAGCTAAGACTTGAGCTTCTTGCAAATTGTTGTAAGCTGTAAATGGATTGGCTGGCTCACCCAACTTAGCCGTTCCAGCAGCCGCAGCAATCAGGTTGTTAACGTCATCCGTACCGACACACATCCAATCGGCATAGATCACCACATCGGTCTTACCATCAACAGATGGATTAACCGTCATCTTAGGGATTGACCATTTGTAAGTAATCATTATTAA